AACCCACGAACGCAAAGCCTTGGGCTTGTCGCGGTTGATAAGAAGAAAATCCAAATTCATGCGGTAATGATCCTCGCCCAAATAAGAACCGTCCAACCAGCAGCGGAAGAATCGACGCGTTGCGTGATTGCTATCCAATAAGTCGCCCTCAAGATCGCGGATAATGCGGGTTTTGATGTTGTCTGTCGTCATGGCCTTCGCCCTCCTCATTTACTAGACATCCCATATATACCCACGCTATATGCCGCAGTCAATAGAAAAGATAAGTTTTTTTATCTTTTTTTGGGGCCATTGATTTTAAACGATAATTTACGGTAAACGATTTTACAGTATTTTTTACCGTTTACCGTAATACTGTAAATTTACCAACAAAATCAACGGGTTAAGGTTTTACAGTATTTACGGTCAATTTGATGATTTACTGTAAATTATTGTTTAAAATCAAAGGTTTATTTACGGTAAAAACCCTACCCCCTATAGGGGGGGATATACAAATCCCCCAACTATTACTTTTAACGCGCCGCGTACCGTTCGTTTTAGGTGTGGGAAATCTTGGGCGCTTTTGGGCTTGCGCAGTAGACCCAGCAGCGGTATTCTGTAGCCACGAAATAAATAGATAAATTATTCGGGTTGCACAGCAAATGCCAAAAGTCGGTGAACAAATAGCCAAAGGGGAAAAACGACTAACCCCACCGCAACAGAAGTTTCTGGATAACTACATTCATAAAGACATGACGCAAACCGCAGCAGCACGGGCAGCAGGATATAAAAACCCGAACGTCTCAGCCGTGCAGCTTCTCAATCACCCGCGAGTCAAAGAACGCATGGAAGAAATGCGGCAGGAACTCGAAAGCAAATACGGAGTGTCTGTAACCAAATCTGTTCGGGATATGCAACGCCTCAGAGATGAAGCATGGCAAGCAGGGAACTTCGGAGCAGCAATCAAAGCAGAGGAACTACGCCTAAAGGTAACTGGCCTCATGGTCGCCCGTAGCCATGTAACACACGAACACGTTGATAACCTCAGCAGAGAACAAATCGTCGAACAACTGCAAGAATTTATGGATCGTGCTAAAAATAGAATGATCGACGTAACACCAACAGAAAATCCCACAGAATCCGAACAAATCCCTATAACGGATTGTAGCGGCGAAGCCGCGGAATAGGGGTTGCGCCCCGTGCGGGGGTCGGGGCGGGGCCTCAGCCCCCCAGAATCGGGCCGTCAGGTGGGGTTGTGCCAGTCATCGGGTTCGGGGTGCCCAAAATTGTTCGGGTTACTCCTCGGGCTTCTCAGCGCCTCTCAGAATATACACGCATTTTTGCACGGAATCGGGCCGGGGACAACTTGCCGGGAACAACAACCCGATAAATTGTTCGGGATCGGGTTCCGGGTGATCGGGTTTACCGGGGCCGGGGTCGGGATTCCGCCGGGGATATATACCCGAACAATTGTTCGTTACTGAATCGTTACCCGGAGCAGACTCTCCCGGCGCTCCAACTGCTCCCCGGCAACATAACCCGAACAATTGTTCGATCCGGGTAAGAGTCGTCCCGGTAAACTTTTTTTATTTTTCTTGTTGACATCCCTTGCCAGGTGGGATAATGTGGGATTGTCTAGTATAGAGGAGAAAGACAATGCGTACATATACATGCGTACACGTTAAAAAAGGCACAATTGAAGTAGAAGCCTCATCATCATATGGAGCAGCGCAAGAAGCCGCTAAGAAGTGGAATTTAAAATCAACGGCAGGCATCGACGCCTACTTGCATGAGGAAGTAGCATGAAACACTGGGAAGTAGAGCACAACGGCGAGTATCTTCGCATTGAATGGAACGAGGCTGCAACATTTAACTTGCAGACTCCAGTAGGTGGGCAGTGGGTGGATTATCACTGCTTCACTTGTTACGGGATTGATAGCGAGCAAGAGGCACTTGAGCACGCAATGGAAGTATTAGAGGAGGCAGCATAATGGAAACGATCACAATGGAGCTACCCGATCACTGGGCAACCGCACTGTTTTATGACGACACGAGCGGGTTCGAGTATGAGGACGAGAAGCCGTTTCAAGAATTTTGCGACTGGGCAGTTAAAAACTATGGGACGAGCGAACCAGTAGACAAAGAAGAAGAAGGGCACTTCGCAACGTATCATGACGCCAAGCAGTTTGGTGTTTTAGCCTGCAACGTCAGCACTTACACTTTCTTGGTCGGGAACGGCAACCCAAAAACTAGCGCAATGATAACACTTGCGCACACAATGAAATAAACAATCGGGCTTGACCCTTCGGGGTCGGGCCTATCGGGATCGGGATCGGGATATATATATACTATATCAATAGAATATATATACACATATATATACACACACATACACATGCGTTCCTTATAAATATAAAAAAACCGTTTTTCGCGCTGGATTTTTCCAGCGTTTTTTTTGGCGCGGCGCTGGTCTGAAATCATAAGCCGAACAATTGTTCCAGATAATCCCACATATTCCCTTGTCTTATGGTAAAAAATGGTGCATAAACTAGGTATAGGGCGACAGCTTTGCCCTACAATCTAGTAAAAAGGAAGTAAAAACAATGACTTACACATTTGGAATAGAAATCGAAACAAGCGGCGCAAATATCGCAATAATAAAAAGCGCGTTTGATCGTGCCGAAATTCGCGGCTGTGAAGTAAAGCCAGACGGCACGCCGCGCGTTGATGCCGAAATCGTTTTGCCGCCGCTTGCCGCTTGTGATTTCGCATTCGATTATATTAAGAAAATTTGCCGCGTTCTTTCAGACGTTGGTGTCAACGTGAATTCGTCATGCGGTTTGCACGTTCATATTGGCAATGCGCCGCTTAACGATAGCACGCACGCGGTTCGCTTTTGTGGCGATAGCATCCATTCACGCGCCACAACTGGACGTTATATCACTGGCGCATATGGCGAGCCAATGGACTTTATCGCGGTTCAAGACATCATGCGCCGCTATACACGCCAACAAGATGCGGTTAACTCAATGTTCCCACGTTCGCGCACTGACAACCGTTATTGCTCGCCGTTAAGCACGCGCCGTATTGAGAACGCTTCAAACATTAGCGAATTGACGTTCGGCAAATTCACGACGATTAATTTGCAAACATGGTCACGCGGCACAATTGAATTCAGACAGGCAAGCGGCACCATTGAAGCCGACAAAATTATCAATTGGGTTAAATTCCTTTTAAACCTAGTTGATCATACCAACGCCAACCGCGTTGAAAATGGCAACCGAACAATTGTTACTGATACGCCAGAACAACCATTCAGACGCGGCGCACGCGTTGGCGTTCAATATACAATGATGCGTTCAGATGGTGGCGCGACTACACAGCAAATAATGGATGCGACAGGCTGTAGTGAACAGCGCGTTCGCGCCGCGGTTTCTGAAATACGTTCACGCGTTGGCGATGCGGCGGTTGTCACTAACACGCAACAAGCGAATGGTGCGCGATATGGCGATGGCACGCATCACACAAGTTATACCGTTCTATTCAGTTTTGAGACTGAGGGAAGCGGCGCGCAATTGCTTCCAGAAAACCGCCGCGGCGTTGAAAGCATATGGGCAAACGTTGATGATGATTTATTCGAATGGTGGCAGGATCGAATACAAACACTGGCGCGATAGCGCCAGAAACATACGCCACAGCCACAAGGAAGCCCGCCTAGCGCGGGCTTTTTACTTTTCCAAGGTACCCTAGCCAACCCGAACAATTGTGCTGAAATCGGGGTATATGGGACCTATGGCCCCCCCCATATGTCATAGCGTGTCGGGCAGCGCCCTACACACTGTTCCCCACGAACAACCACCTCAAAAAACCTTTTTAGTCCGTATGGGTCCCATAGGCCCCCAGAAAAATTTTTTAAAAAAATCTCCATTGACGGGTCCCTTATCTTCCCATACCCTACCACGCAGAGTGGAATGGAGTTATGAATGTCTAGCAAGGGTTGGTGGGAAGATTTGGACTTGATGCGTAGGTTGTATCGTTATGACGCGGAGAGTGGTTTGATATATGCGTGTGATCGTTTGGAGTGTGATTTTGAGGATCGTGGTGAGGGTAGTTCGTTTATGAGTGCTTTGGGAGCTTCTGTGAAGTATAACAAGGAGTTTAGTGGTCGTTTATCGTTTAACAGGCGTGTTAGGACGAGCAGATCGACTTGTGATTATATGTGTGGTGGTGCGTCTTATAAGGGTGTTGATAAGAAGTTGTTTGCGCATCGTGTTGGTTTCTTTTTGTATCATGGATATTATCCTATTTTTCCAAATTCTGTGGATCATATTAACAGGGATG